CCGACGTTCGTCACTCTCACCCCGGGGGTTAACCCTTTCGAGAGGACGAGCAAGTAGATGTGACTTGCTATCACCGCATGGGCCAAAGGACGCTTCGGAAAGAAGGGTCTTCCAAGAAGCGGTCGGGCTCTGATGTCTGAGCAGAAGACAAGTACCCGGTACTAGGTGCGAGATCTGCAAACATCCCTCAGGTGGCGCGTTTAAGCGCAACCATCAGAACGCTCACTGAGCGCTCCACCTGGCACATAGGGCACCAGATCTCCCCCCCTCGTATCGAGACCTTCCTTCTCTAGTCGCTTAACTTCCTTAATCAGGAAGTTTTGTGCTGCGAATAGGTCTAACACCTTCGCTCGGTCGGTCCAATTAAGGGCCGAGACGGAACCTATATAGGTTTCAGTTACATCCTTCATCGCTTGGTTTCGAGCAGCATGCTCTGACCATTCGAATGGGTCCACCCCTTCCGCGGCAGGGCCTTTCGGTCTCCAAGACACGGAGATATTAACTCCTTTGTCTAAGAGCCGAAGCGGAACCCAAAGCCCAGGTGAAATTAGCATCAGTGGCGCCGACAGGATCGCCATTACTAGCGAACACCCGAATACAGGATACTTAAGCCAATTTGACTTAAGATCCCGTAACGCCGCCGAGACTGTATCTACAGCTTGGCGTGCCTGCACTATTGTATACGCGCAAATTGCGTGAAATACATATAGATTCAGCAGGTCAGGAGCTATGCTTCTGTGGTAGGCAGCGATCCAAGCTGCGGAGCGATCCGCTAACTGGCCACTACCCCAGAGCCCTCCTGAGGGTCCCATCGCTAGTAAAGTGACCACTAATGGGTCTATCTTCGTCTTACGACGGAGGAGACTCAGAAGTGAAATCACATCCTTCATTTGCACTGGAAGAAAGCCAAAGCTCTTAGCAACTAGTTCGTTCACCAGTAGAGGTATGAAGCGCAAGTTTCTTATCACTACTAGGATAAGCCCAGGCCCGATTGGGGAGAATTCTCCCCGATCAGGATGGACCCATCGTTTCGCGAACTCTAAGCAGCCTTTCTCAGATACGAGTGATTTACTCATATTGATAGGGACACCCAGAGCCGTCATTAGACTTCGGTAGGCCTCCGCTACTTTGCTATCGGCGATGACGACGTCGTCACCAAGAACACAGTAGTATGGGAAGACTACGCTCCATCCAACACGCGAGGCTGCTACCTGCACTATCACATGGTGTGTTAGCGCAAGCATAGCCCAAGAAGAGTATGCGCCCATCGGTTGCCCGACGGCATACATAATAGGTTTACGCCCTAGGTACCACGGACGCCCCGTAAGGAGCGCCCGCCAGGAAGCTGCCCATGACAACCCTAGGGTTGAAAGGATTTGTTCCTGAGTAGCTACCGGCAATCTATCCGTAGCAGCTGAAAGATCAAAGGAATACATGGGTCTTCCCTTGGAGATCTCGAGAAGGCGTTTAAGGCCTCCGGTCTGATCAAAGGTAGCATCCATCCTTAACAACTTGAGGTTGTCAAAGATAGTCTGATGAAGTGGCTTGAGCATCGCTTGAGTCCACCAATCAGTTATTGCCACTACTCTAACCTTTCCAGCTGCCTCATACAACTTCGTCAACCGACCAAGTTTGTACGGCATGCATCCTAGGACTGCTAGCAGCGGTATCACAGGTGCACTGATCAGCATAACACTGACCAACCAAGTGTAGACGAGCCAAGAACGGGATCGGATCGCTATTACCGTCAGGTGCCACCATTGCAATGGTGCACACCAGAAGGCTAGCGCGTCGAGACCACTTGACCACGTCGCACGAGGGTAATTAGGTCCCGCAGCCTCTGAGAAGAGGTTCGGGGATGCAGGTCTGAGACCTTTTAATGTAACGCCCAACCGGGTTATTGATTGACGCACCTCCCAAATGGGAAGTGTGTCCGACAAACCCTCGAAAGGAGACGTGATAGTCTCGATCTTCAGGTTTGGAGGACAGCCAATCACTCGGTATACCGAGAGGATGGTTAGCGCTACCCGCAATGCAACCCACCCTTTGTCACTCCCAAGTCGTCGGCTCGACGAAATGAGAGAACGAAGGCGGGCCGGTAGAATAAGGGGCAGTCCAGAGCGACTGCGGGCCACCCTTACCCCCCTCGGTTGAGGGGAGTACGGTAAACCTGCAGCCCACAATACTACAATTCTCACTGACTCTTTGAGATAACCGACAAGGAAAACCCTGCCGGAGTTTCTCCAAAGAGCTGTAAGGCGTAGTACCAAGGGTTGGAAACAATTCTTCCACTGGTCTTTCAGACCCGTGGCCCACACTGGCACAATGCAGTAAGCTCTCAGCTCGACGAGCCGAAGCCACCGCTTTGTGCTAACTTGCCTTTTGGCTGTGTGGAATATCTTCATTAAAAATGATGGTATTGCACCGGTCATAGAGGTCAAGGTGGGTCCAGTGGACCGGAGCTCATAGTCTCCCACCTTGGAGGGCTTCACCCCCATTAGCTAGTGACGCAGTACCAGACCGAGGACTCCTCCTCGACCTGGGTGCCCTTACCGATACCGAAGTATCTGGAGAGGATATGCGGAGGGTTAGCCTAGCGACTAGGATCCAGCTGGGTGACCGAGCTGACTCTGCGAGAGCCTGGCGGGGTTCCAGTGTTCCGTTCCGGCAAAAGCCGG